AGATAAAGATGGGGATAAAGATGAACCAATTACAAAGGCTCAAAAAGATAAAGAAGATTCTGATTTAGAAGAAGCACATTGTAATACAAAGCAAGAAGATGTTGATGAGGCACATTGCAATACAAAACAAGAAGATATAGATGAAATATCTACTACCGGAGGAGTAGCTGCATATCAAACCCCATATGCTTTTAAGCGTAAAAAGAAAAAAGATGAGTATGCATCTGTACAAGAAGCAATGGATAAAAAATATTTAAAAATAATTGAATCATATTCTAAGTTTGCAAATGGTAATCCTAAATCATCTCCTTCGCAAACTGTTAATGGAACAATAAAAGAAGTAGCAAAAAAATTACAAGAGATAGAAAAGTTAGTTAAATATACATCTAGATTAAAAAATGAATCTGGTATAGCTGGATCTACATATGGAAAATCTACTCATAATGCATTAAATAAAATATCAGAAAGATTATTAAAAATATCTGAACGTGTAAGGAGTTTAGGAGAATAATATGAGTAAAGCTTTATTAGTAGAATATATGCCATTTAAAAAAATAGGTACAGTTAATGAGCAATTGGCTCAACAATATGGCGTACCAGGAGGATTAGTTGTACAAGGAGTACTTCAACGAGCTGGAGCAAAAAATCAAAATGGAAGAGTATATCCAAAAAATATTTTAGATCGAGAAGCAAAAAAATATCAACAACAATACATAGATCAAAATAGAGCATTAGGAGAACTAGATCATCCAGAATCTTCAGTTGTTAATTTAAATAATGTATCACACAATGTTTTAAAGATGTGGTGGAAAGGCGATGATTTATGTGGAGTTGTACAAATATTAGAAACACCAGCTGGTAAAATTTTAAAGTCATTATTTGATGCAGGTATTACATTAGGTATTTCGAGTAGAGGATTAGGCTCAGTTAAAGAACTATATAAAGAATCGGCAGTAGAGGTTCAAGAAGATTTTGAATTAATTTGTTTTGATTTCGTATCAAATCCTTCAACTCATGGAGCTTTTTTAAGACCAATGAATGAATCTATTAATAAAAATAATAAAATAAACAAATATCATAAAGTTAATAATATTATTACATCTATACTTTGTGATGATGGTAAATGTAGGATATAAAGATGAATATTAGAGCATTAATGGAAGCATTAGAAAGTGAGCCTCCAAAAATAACAAAAGAAGAAAAGACAGCTTTCTTAGAAGCAGTTAGAGGATTTTCACAATTAGGTGAAGGTGTATATGGAAAAACAAATCTTAAAGAACTATGTGAAAAAGTAAAACATATGGTTGAAATGGCTAATCAAGTAACATTATCAGAAGGAGATTGGTTTGATGGTATTACTGTTAATAGAAATATGAAAGAAATTTCTAATTCATATAAAGTATTTGAGAAAACAGCAAAAGAAATGACCGTATTAAGAGAACGATTAGAAGCTGCATTTGAAGATATAGGACAAGGATTGGGTAGATATTTTGAAATTGATTAATTTGGATATTTCAAAAAAAATAATTATAATAAAGGTAAGTGATGTCAAATATTGATGATATGTATAAAAATTTTTTCGGATTAAAAAAAATTAACGAAGCTCAAATTGAAACTGACATAGATAATTTTGATGCTGTTAAAGATAAAGCAGGCCCAGAAGATAAAATAAAAGTAGTAAAAGAAGCTGATCTTGTAAATAAAATATCTGACTACCGAGGCGGAGTTTTATATAAATTACATGATCCGAGAACAGGAGCAGATGTAAAACAAGATATTGCTCAATTTGCTGCTAAAAAGAAAATGCATATTATACGTACACAATTTAATGACGCTAAAGGTTTAGGATTTTTTCATTTTAGATTAGGAGAAGATCCAGGAAAAGAATCACAAAGAATTCAAGGATTTTTAAGTCAATTACCAGAAGTGAAAGTATTTAAGTTCACTATTGGACAGCCAAAACAAGAACAATAATAAATAATTAGTTATGAATAAAAAACAAAAACATCATCAATCAATACTACCAGGAAAAACATCAGGAGCAAAAGTAGTTAATAGAGATATTAATTTTGCATTGCGTACCTGGAAGAAAAAATTAAAAGATTCTAATATTTTAACTCAAATTAAAGATAAAAAAGAATTTATAAAACCATCTGTTGTTAAAAGAATGAAACGTAATAATGCTATTTATATGCAACAGATACGAGATTTATATAGCGACGTATAAATTATATTATTAAATATATAAAGGCCCTAGCAGAAATGTTAGGGCTTTTTTACTGTTTTTTTATTTTGTCTATATTTATTGTAAATACGTTATCAATCTTATATAACGTCGATAAAAATTAATTATTCTATTAAGATTCAAAATAATCTTATTTCCAAAAACAAATTTAAGGAGAAACAAATGGCAAAATCAGATTTGCTAAAAGAAGCAATTGCGGATGCTAAAGCTGTTAAAGAAACTGCATTAGCCAATGCTAAGATTGCATTAGAAGAAGCATTTGCTCCAAGAATTCAATCTATGTTATCAACTAAATTAGCTGAAGATGAAATGGCTGAAGAAGAAATGGGAGATCCCGTTGAAGAAGCAGAAATGGATTTAGAAGCTGAACTAGGAGATGCAGGAATGGATGATATGGGTGCAGATGATATGGGTGACGACATGGGCGCAGAAGGTGAACCAATGGATGTTGGTGATATCGAAATTGATACTGACATGGACGGTGAAATTGACTTTACTGGTGACATTATGAGTAAACCAGGCGCTGAAGCTGACATGGATGAACCAATGGACGACATGGATGCTGAAATGGACGACATGGGTGACGCTATGGATGGTGATGACATGGGTGACGAAATGGGCATCGAAGAAATCATCAAAGAGTTAGAAGAAGATCTAGTTGCAGAAAAGAAGCGAGGCAGCATGATGTCAGATGAAGAATCTAACGAAATGTACATAGCTGACGAAGAAATGAACGACGAAGAAATGATGCGAAATGAAATGTATTCAGCTGAAAAACGAGGAGCCGATTATATTGGCGATCGAGCAGACAACTTCCGCGTTAATGAAAATTCATCAATCGACGAACTCATTGAAGCAATCTTAGCAGAAGAAGATCTTGTTGCAGAAAAGAAGCGAGGCATGAACGATGAAGAGATGAAGAAAGATGAAGAGATGAAGAAAGATGAAGAGATGAAGAAAGATGAAGAGATGAAGAAAGCCGCTAAAAAAGAATCTAATTGCAACGAAGCAAAAGAAGCTCTTGAAGAAGCTTATGATACTGTGTCTCATCTTAAATCAGTCATCAACGAAGTTAATCTTTTAAATGCAAAACTTCTTTACACAAACAAATTGTTCCGAAATTTTGATCTTAACGAAGGTCAAAAAATGAAAGTAATTGAAAACTTTGACAGAGCGGGTAACACAAGAGAAGCAAAATTGGTATTCACAACTTTAGCAGAATCTTTCCATAAGCCTACGGCAGGAAAGCGTGTAGTTAAAGAGTCAAAATCAATGGCATCAAAACCTGTTGCATCAACTGCTCCAAGCAAAGAAACAACACAAGTATTAACTGAAGGCTTTGAACAAGCCAACCGTTGGAAAAAACTAGCGGGTTTAATTAAATAAGGGAAAAAAGAAAATGAGCCTTAATTCATTATTACAAGATCCTAACGATTCTCAAAGAAGTGCAGCGAAAGCTCACGTTAACAAATGGGAAAGAACGGGTCTATTAGAAGGTCTTTCTAGTGAGACTGAAAAAGCCGGAATGGCACAATTGCTTGAAAACCAAGCAAGACAACTAGTAAAAGAATCATCTGCTACAGGTACTGCAGCTGGTTCTGAAGAATGGGCTGGTGTAGCACTTCCATTGGTAAGAAGAATCTTTGCTGAATTTGCAGCTAAAGAATTTGTTTCTGTACAACCAATGAACTTGCCATCAGGTCTAGTATTTTATTTAGACTTCAAATATGGTACAGCAGTTCCAGGATTTGATGATGACAATGCAGATGTTGATGGAGACAATGGTCATCCATTTGGAACTCCTGAAGCTGATGACTCTATGTTTGGTGTCACTAACACATCAGGTGATCCTTCAGGTGGTCTTTATGGTGCTGGTCGATTTGGATATTCTATTCCAACTGTTGCAGCAACATTAGCAGCAACTGCAGTAAGCACCGGTTCAGCTGCAGCAGCAGAAGCAGCATCAAGTGCATCATTAAATTTTGATTCTGCATTTACTT